TAAGTAAAATTGTTATTGGATCAACATCTGGTCTTTTAAGTTGTCCTACACTTGATTGGACTGTAGAAGCATGTGGTTATTCATCAGTTGTACAAGGAGTTAACAAAGAGTTTATTTTAAAATATAATTAGTAAACTTTTTCTAATAATGTACAATATATTATTTAATCAGTTTTAGTATACTCTTTCATATAATAAGAAATGCCTGGTGGCTTAATGCAATTAGTCAATAAAGGTGCTCAAGATCAACTTGTTACTGGTCAACCATCTTTTACACATTTCAAATCAGTGTACAAGCGCCATACTGAATTTGCGATGGAACATTTTGTTCTCAATTTTCGTTCTGTGAACTTAGATCTGCTTCCCACTCAGCCTAAGTTTTTGAGATGTAAGGTTGATCGAAACGCACAATTAGTTCACGATTGTTATGTAAATGTTACGATTCCCGATATTTATTCTCCCGTGAATCCAACTACACCAGGATTTGCTACTGGTTATGAATTTGAGTGGATCTCTAATTTGGGATACAATATGATTAATTCTGTGTCCCTGCTCATAAACGGTACTGCTATTGTAAGACATTCTGGAGAATGGATGAAATTGTACTCATATTTAAGTCATAATGGAACTATGCGTCTAAAAGTTGACAGAATGGTTGGTAACATTCCTGAAGTAAAAGATCCTGCTAATGCGTACGGGCGATTCAATCAATATCCTCATTCTATTTCTCGTCCAGGAGCTCAAGCCGCTCCATCTATTTTGGGACGTGAATTAATGATTCCATTGCATTTCTGGTTTTGTGAAGATGTTGGAGCGGCACTACCTTTGATTGCCTTACAATATTCTGATGTTGAAATTGTAGTTGAATTTGCGTCTATTTATCAATTGTTTACGGTACGTGATGTAGATCCTGCAAGTTCGACATTTCGTCAACGTATTTCTCCGAATCCTGCTAATCCTTTGTACGCGATGAACAGATTTCTGAGTCCACCAAATGTTGATGCAAGTCCACTAAATCCTTCATTGACATCGTGGTCTTTGCGTCCATCTGTACAAGCAAACTATATCTTTTTGAATGATGCTGAAATGGCTAATTTTGCTAAGAGTGATACTTCTTATATTATTAAAGACTTACGTCCAGTAACTAGACAGGGTGTACGTGGTGCATCTACAGATGTAGAACTTGTCATGACAAATTTGTGTACTCGCATTGTATGGACAGCACAACGTTCCGATTTCTTAGCAAATAATGATTATGATAATTATACAAATTGGCTAGGACCTCCAACATTGAATCAAGTTGGGTCAACTCCTATAACATCTATTTATTCTTCAGGGCAACAACAGGGTTCTAATGTAGCCTTAAGAGATAATCTAGTTGAAGCTACTATAATCTTTGATGGAAAGAATCGTGAAGAAACTAAGACAGTAGCATTTTATAGTCTTCTACAAAATTATAAACATATTGAAGGTGCTCCTTTACCTGGTGTGTACATGTATTCATTTGCTCTAGATCATGAAAAACAACCTTCTGGTCACGCAAATGGATCTATGTTTAATTCAACTGCATTACGTATATCTACATTGGAACCTCCTATTCTACCAGCAGGACAAGGAACAGAAGTATGTATTCTGAAATCTACAGCGTTCAATCCTCGTCCAACTATTGTAGTAGATCCTTCACAATACAATCCTGAAGAAGTTATTTATACGATTAATCGTACAGTGCAACAAACCGTGCCTTATTCGTACACAGTAACTGCTCACGTAGAATCCTATAACTTTCTCAGAGTTTTCCGTGGAATCGGAAATGTCGTGTTCTCATCATAAAGGGAATGATCGGAGGATCAACTGGCACAGAGCAAATAAACGAAGATGGTCTGACTATCGTAAAAGCTACGTATGGCGTAGATACACAATTTGTTGATGTAACAACAGAAGTTCGAGGATTAGTACAAAATGGAGAAATAGATTTTGTTGTATCTGCACAATCTTTGGGTATTCCAGATCCTAATCCAGGTTCTGACAAACAAATTCTTCAAATACAATATCGACTAAACGGTGGACATAAAAATTTAGATAAGTTTAAATCCGGTGAGCAAGTAAAACTTTCAGCACCAAATTCTAAGTCATCAAAGAAAAAAGTCAATCATACGTGGAGCTTTATGCAGTACGTATGGTCATCAATCTTTTTCTTTTTTATTGGTCTCTTAGTTATTGATGCGTACAAGTCCGGAAATTATATTTTTGGTTATCAGAGTACATCTGAGACTGGTCAAATAAAATATGAAAATGTGGGTGCTGGAGTTGTTTTAGGGTTAATAACATTATTTTCATTTGGAACTTCATGGATTTATATAATTCTTCCTATAGCTTTAATCTTTGGATTTATGCGACGCTCCAGATAAAAAAAAGTTTTCCTCTAAAGGAAACTTCTTACTTGTGACCAATCAGACCATCAAACTTCTTACTTTTGATGCGAGCAAAGCCCAGAAACTCTTCGGTATCCTTGTCGTAAACGCGGCCAGAAGCCTCGTCTACGTCATACTCTTTACCTCCAAATGTCTTTGTGACCAAGTCTTCTTTCTCTTCGTCACGCAGTGGCCCAGTTACCTGAGCTCCGTCCAGAAGATAGACGCCAACAACATCGGTCTTGACGACCTCGCTTTGTACATCTACCAGGTCAGAGTGTGTCATAACCTTTAGCCCGGAACCAGCACCGCCTCCCATGGAGGCAACTGATGGCGTCTTGCTTGCCATAAAGTTTGCCACGTGCGTGGAGAACTCTACGGTGTTATACTGCTCTGCAGGTATTGCGTTAGCATACTTCTGAAACTCCTTCTTGAGGGTCTCCTGCTCCTTCTCGTCCTCCGGGTACTCGTTGCCGATTACCTTGGAGAACTCCTCTTTGATCTTAGCCGTGAACTTTGGACAGTTCGGCTTTGCCTTCTCGGCCTTCTCGGCCTTGGGCTTCTCAGCCTTTTCGGCCTTCTCGGCCTTCTCGGCCTTGGGCTTCTTTGGCTTCTTAGCCTCCAGAGATGCCTCTAGCGAGGCAACTCGTGCTTCCATGGCCTCAAACTTCTTGTTGAGCTCAGCAATCTCTTGCTTTAGCGCATCAGACTTGGCCATTTCTACTGTTGTAATAATAATTCTAGTTTAGGTAAAAATCCGTTTTCACGGTTTTTTACTAAATATTTGATTACTTCTTAGTCGAAGTACTATTTGTAGGTTGTGCCACCGGTTTTACCGTTGGTGCTGCCGTTGGCGTAGCATTTGCTTTCTCCTTCTTGATAGCTCCAATGAAGGTTGCCATTGCAGAAGACTTAGCCATTTTATCCCGTATACAAACAATTTTCCTACGTTTTTACATTCCGTTTTTACATACTGAAGAATCATAAATGAGTGAAACTGCCAAGATTCATCTTCGAGAACATTTGGCAACTTTACTGGTTCCTTGTTTAGCAGAAGGATTCTGGAGTGTTAAAGAAACTGCTCAAAAATTATGTGATCGCAATAATCAACCTACTGAAGTTATCCGAACATTTCAAAATATGGTTACTAAGATCCCTGAATGGTCGGATTCTACTTTAGGTGAAGAAGTAGAACGTATTACTAGAAGTTCCAAGTGTACATACTTAGACGATCTTCTGCTTGGAGTATTCTTAGCCTATATGAAATCTTTTGCAGCCCTACAATATCGGGGAGCTTCATCTCAGATTAAAGTTGAATTTGACCGTCCTAATGTAACAAAGTTCATTCACGAATTGTACAAACAGAGTGCTAGAAAATTATGGCAATCAGCATTCTTATTCAAGACTCAGAGCGTTTCATCTGAACAACAAGCTCGTAATCGTCAAGAAGTTGAACAGATTATTGATCGTACAATTGATGATGTTGTTCGATCCTTTTTGCCATGGGAAGTTATTGCAAAGTCTTATTTCTCTGAACCTGTAGAACCCCCAGTCTCAGAATCAAAGTCTGTGATATTCGAAGATATTCCTGACACGGATTCTGATGAAACTGATTCTGAAGCAGAACTGCCTCCACTACAATTAACTGAAGATGAAGATCGTATTTCTATTACAGACTTAGATGAAAAGCCACAAGAAGTCGTAGTTCCTGAAGTAGATGCTCTGGCCGAACTTGAGTCTAAGGTTGAAGATAGTGACCTCGTTTTAAATCCTTAAACTGATTCTTTGGAAAACATTAAAATGTGGATTGTTTATGTTTCTGTTGGTGTTGCTCTTGTCAGTTTCATCTTGTACGCTCTGGATCGTCGATCTAAGCAAGAACAAATTGATTGGTTCACGGCTGCGAAACTCATGGTATTTGGTGGATTGATGTCCGGTGGTATTGTATATGTAACTCAGAGTCCAGAAACTGTTGAGCTTATTAAAGAAGTTGCCGAAGGTCCTGTGATCCAAGAAATGTTTGTAGGTAAACCTACTTTTTAATCTAATCTAATTATAGAATGATTTATCCATCAGGTGTTCTATCTTTAGCTGTTCAAGGTATAGTTGGAATTATTGACTATGTAGCACTACAAGTTGAAACAGCAGATGAACTACTTAAAGATCTTCTAAAAGTAGAGCTTTTTGTTCAAATAATTGAATTTATGTTTTATAGCTGGCTAGTTTTCTCGTTTACAAAGTCTCGAAATATCACTCCGTTTCGTTATCTAGATTGGGCTATTACAACTCCACTGATGTTGATTACTTTGTCTGCGTATTTGAACCATGATGGAAGCAAGACAAGATTGGCTGACTTTTTAACTGAGCATAAGTCTTCTTTAGTAACTATAGTTTTCTTGAATGCAGGAATGTTATTTTTTGGATTGATAGGAGAACTTGGATTTTTGAATAAATATCTGTCTACTGCTCTAGGATTTATTCCCTTTGCATTAAATTTTAAGTATATTAAAGATACCTTTTTACATACTCCGGACTTACTGAAGAATGTTATATTCTATTGGTTTGTAGTTGTCTGGGGAATGTATGGTGTGTTTGCAGTCATGCCTTATACACTTAAAAATACTGGATACAATATACTTGATCTCTTTTCTAAAAACTTTTTTGGAATCTTTTTGGCGTATATTGTATGGACATCTGCGAAACGCTGATCTAAACACAGTAAAAATATAATCATAAATGTATCTCTATGTTCTAGTTCCCAATGGTGCTGAATGGGAAGATTTGACGATTTATTTGACAGAAGAAGAAGCAATCACAAAATCTAAAATGTTTCCAAACTTTCGTGTAGAAATCTTTCATCAGACAGCGGTTGGATTTTGTCCTCAGTATAAATATTATAGAAACGGCGAATTGTGTTCCTATTAAAAAGGAATACACATAAGCCCTATAGACCACCCAAGGTAGGCCTAATAGCAGACACCCATGCGTACACAGATATCCAGAGTCTCTTTTTGTGTTTCCTCAAATGTCATCGGGCCGTAGCACACAGATGTCTTGCCATGATTGACAGAAAATATCCATCCACCAAACTTTTCAGAAAACATGTACGAAAAGAGAATGTCTCTTCCTACATGTTCAATGTGCATGAACGTCTGGACAGTTTCCAGACTGAGTCCATTCTTTTCCAGAAGACTCATATATCTCTGATCCGTTCTACCCGGATTATTCCGCGGTGTCCTGCCAGAAATAGAAAGTGTCCTGTCGCCTAGGCGCGTATACATTGTAACGTTCATTTTTTGTAGTCCCAGTTTTTACTTTTTTACAATCCATTTTATAAATAATGTTTTGGACAATTATTCTTGCATTATCGTTAACTGCGTTAGGTTGGAATTTATACAATTTGATTACAGGAGTTCAACAGCAAGTTGTATGGTGGCATATTCTTCTCGCTTGTCTAGGTCTTTTGGGAGCCTTGAATGGTATTAATGGATCTGTTCGTTCCTTATTAAAGTTTTAATTGTCTAATACGAGAGGAAGTTCTCCTGCAGGAATTGATCCTACAAAATCAGTAAATTCTGCCAACTCTTTTCTGGGAACTGCATCTCGACAAAAGCGGGCAATAGCTTTGTATAACGCAAACCCATAAAATCTATCCATTCTAGGATCCTTTTTCTGAAATAAGATTGATGATCCATCATCCAACGTCATCCATTTAATAAATAATTTAAATAATTTATCATCATATTTTTCAGGTCCTTCAGGGTACAAATCCCAGAACATAGATGTAGCTAGACGAACAAGATCAAATGAAGGATTAGGTTTAATTATGGGTGCTGAATCTTTAAAAAATGGTTGGCAATTATATTGACCACCTGCTTCATTATTTACCTCGAATTGATCACTCATAAATAATCTAGGTTCTTTCATTCCTGGTAGACGTACATATCCAATTCCCCGATCAAAATCAATAATTTTCAATAAATATCCGTATGTCGGCACCTTATACGATGTTCCGCCACTTGAATAATAAAAGAATTCTTTAGATGTTTGGATGTACATCACATTATTGCCGTGCAAATCATTATGCGTTAATCCAAAATTACGTTGAGCAAATGCTAAAGCAAAGACAATCTGGAATGTCCAGGCATACCATTTTTGAGGATCTGGATGTTCAGTTACTAGTTCATAAAATGTTCCTTGCAGTTTTTCCATCAGAGTTACTTGTACAGGAACATTTTTGAATGTAGCCCAAGCAAAAGATTCATCATTTTCTTCATCTACTGAATATTCAGACTCTGATTCAATTCCAAAAATGTAAGATGTTGATACATCAGATTCAGAATCTGATTCCGAACATTCTTCTTCTTCAAATACTTTTTGAAACTCAGTGGAAACTGTCTCTTCCGAAGGTATACCTTGAATCTCTTTAATATCATCAAGTTCTATATCTTCACATAATTCTAGAGGTAAACGAGCAGAACGCGTGTACTTAATTTGTTCACCGGCCGAATCTAATTTTATTGTAAACGTTTTTCCCATATTTCGGGAAAACCATGGACGTTCACACAATTCTTCGTAGTCATCTGAAATATCTAGTGTAAATTCATCAGAAACACCGGTGTACACACCAAAGACTTGTGGGAAATGTTGACACTTTGACAAAGAAAGAACTGAATTGAGTAAAGATCCAACATATGCGGCATTATGAGGAGATTGTAGTTTTTTATGAACTTCGGTAGCATCTTCTGTAGAAGAAGGTAGTTCTAAATTAATTCCTTTCATCCATTTATAGGGATTCAAAAGCATTGTAATTTTTGGATGAATAGCAATATCTCCTGAAGGAGTACAAGCTGTTTCACCATGAATAGTTACATCAGGAAACTTGATACCATATTCAGAAACCTTTTCTACTTTTTCAGTCTTAAATAAACATTCGATAGGAGGAAAAAATGCTTGTAATTTTTGAACTCCAAACATGGAACTTTTTGGGACACCTCTTGAAAGTTGAATGGGTATCGGATTACAACGTAGTTCTGACTTACGTTTCATTATATTCTTTTATACACTAAGGATTAAGTAATCTTACCGCGATGAACTTTGAAATTAAGAAGTTCTCGATTAAAACGATTGTTGAACGTTGTGAGATCGATTCTAGAAAATCTCCAATGATTGTTCTTATCGGAAAGAAGGATACAGGAAAGTCTTTCTTAGTTCGTGATATTCTTGCAAATACACGTGAATGTTTTCCTGTAGGAACTGTGATTTCAGGTACAGAAGTAGCCAATCCTTTTTTTCAAGAAATGGTTCCTTCTAAGTTAATTCATGATAAATACAAACCTGAAATTGTAATGAATGCTATTAAAAGACAGTTGGCAGTCAAACAACAACGTAATCATGAAAAGAAGCAGAGAGGTGGTAATTCTCAATTAGATCCTCGTGCGTTTCTTATTTTGGATGATTGTTTATATGATAAGTCCTGGATTAATGAAGAATCTACACGATACATTTTTATGAATGGCCGTCACATTGATATGGTTACTCTGATTACTATGCAATATCCTTTGGGTGTTCCCCCAAATTTACGTACGAATATTGATTTCGTCTTTATTTTGCGAGAAAATAATATTTCCAATCGCAAAAGAATTTACGAGAATTATGCTGGTATGTTTCCAACATTTGATATGTTTTCTCAATTTATGGATCAATGTACAGAACGTTTTGAATGTCTTGTTATTGTGAACGGTGTACAATCCAATAAACTAGAAGATCAAGTGTTTTGGTATAAAGCTAGTGATCATCCGAGCTTCCATTTATGCGATGACAGTCTCTGGCAAGGAAATCAACCTTTTTCATCCACAATGTTAGCAGGCGATGAATTTGATGCTACTAAATTACAGACGAAGAAGGGTCCACAAGTTTGGGTGAAGAAAGGTTAGCCCACATACATACTGATTCTACATCAAACGTAGAATACCATACAAAATCCTTACGAGCCTTTTTGATTTGAGCATTTTTAATATAGATACCATCATAATCTTTTTTTACAAGATCCCAATTAATTATGTACTGTTTGGGTTTCCAGTCTTCTTTATATTTTTCTTGAAATTCAGAAACATCTTTGTACGTATTTAAGGTTAAAACTTTAGTCATATCAATATCAAATTCATATTCGTATTTTGGTATTTCTCCACCTAATTCTTCTTGAATATATTTTTTCCATACTCCAGAAGGAGCTAACCATATTCCAGGAGGTTTAAATCCAATTCCTAATTTCCGGTTTCGGAGTTTAGTAAATGGCTTGTCCGTCAAATGATAAAACTTCATTATTTATTGTATATGTTTACATTCCACAATTTCCTCCACCTCTTCTACGACGTCTGCGAGAGCGAGTTTTAGACGTCTTACGAGACTTGCGAGACTTACGTCTTCTACCCCCCATCGCTCCTTCGGGAATATCATCTAATCCCCCCGGTTCTGTATTTGTTATTGGTTGAGCTGGCGGAACCATTGCGGCAGAAGCAGCATTGTTTCCTTTTTCTCTTTCTCTTGTAAATTCGTCTGTTGCCGTATTATAAGCTTGTCTTAAGGCTTCTAATTCTGGTGAACCGTGTGTAAATCCTTGCAATAATTCATGATATCCTTCTGGATTTGCTAGTTGCTGTAAAAATTTTGGTACACTTGCATCTTTTACGCCTCCACTTTCTTCTAGTAATTTGTCATGAAAAGCTTTTTGAGCTTTAAGTGCCGCATTCTCAAAAGATATAAGAATATCGTCACGAAGGGCACGAGGGTCAGGGTTTACCGGACGAGGTCTAGAAGGTGGTGGTGCAGCCATTTATTTAACGAAGTTATTTTATACTCAATGCGTTTAATTATTTTGTTGTACATAATAAAATGTCAGTTCTTCGGTTTGGTTTAAATAAACCTCCTAAGACTCTAGTTTCTCCTATGGCTGCAGTTTCTACAGGTTTACCTATCGATACCTTAACTCTTCCTGCATCAACTATAAACTATGATTTTTCAACAAATACTTCAAGGTTTACTAGCTCTCTGCGGTTAATTGGTAGTAAATTAATATCCTTTACAAATTTACCAGAATCAATCACCATTTTAAATCTTATCGGATGTCCTGCCATGACAGTACTTCCAAATATTCCGTCAACGGTTACATGGCTTTTTACTCCACCAAATATCACTTCAATAACTGGATTGCCCGCATCAGTATACAGGCTGGATTTATATCCGTCCACTAAACTTACAACACTTTCTGGTATTCCGTCAACAGTTACAAATCTTTCTACCCCGCCAAATATCACTTCGTTAACTGGATTATCAGGTCCAGTAACAAATCTGAACTTGTCAGTCTCCACTAAACTTACAACACTTGCTGGTATTCCGTCAACGGTTAGATATATTGCTACCCCACCAAATATCACTTCATTAACTGGATTAACTGGGTCAGTAACAAATCTAAGCTTGGTAAAATCTACTAAGCTTACTACACTTGCTGGTACTCCGTCAACGGTTACAACTCTTACTACCCCACCAAATATCACTTCGTTAACTGGATTGACTGGGCCAGTAACATATCTTGCATTGGCATTCTCCACTAAACTTACAACACTTACTGGTATTCCGTCAACGGTTACAAATCTTTCTACCCCGCCAAATATCACTTCGTTAACTGGATTAACTGGGCCAGTAACAAATCTGACTTTAGGATTTTCCACTAAACTTACAACACTTGCTGGTATTCCGTCAACAGTTACAAATCTTGGTACCCCGCCAAATATCACTTCATTAACTGGATTACCTGCATCAGTAACAACTCTGGAATTGCAAGGCTCCACTAAACTTACAACACTTGCTGGTATTCCGTCAACGGTTACAAGTATTTATACCCCGCCAAATATCACTTCGTTAACTGGATTAACTGGGCCAGTAACAAAATTGGATTTATCATTCTCCACTAAGCTTACTACACTTGCTGGTATTCCGTCAACGGTTACAAATCTTAAACCCCAAAGAAATATCACTTCATTGACTGGATTACCCACAACAGTAACATATCTGGACTTAGGAGACTGTACTAATCTTACTACGTTGCCCCAATTACCTACAGGACTTCGAAGTTTAGAGTTACAGAATACCGGAGTAACTTCTCTTGATTTGACAGGACAAAGTTTATTAGGATCAGTACCTTTTCTTCCAAGAACGTGTACAACGCTTAACTTGACAGGATGTACCGGTTTACAACAACCAGTAACAATTCGAGGTGCAGGACTTACTGAAATTATTGGTTTACCTGCAGGTACTACAGAATTAAATTTGATAGGTTGCTCTAATCTTGTTAACTTGCCCACATTACCTACCGGAATTCAACTTTTAGAGTTGACTGGTACTAGAATAAGTTCTGTTGATTTGACAGGACAAAGTTTATTAACGGAAGTACCTTCTCTTCCAAGAACATGTAGAACTCTTAACCTGGCAGGATGCACTGGTTTACCGAAAAACTTAGTAATTGCTGGTGCAGGACTTACTGGAATTGCAGGTTTACCTGTAGATACTACAGGACTAGATTTGACGGGTTGCACAGCACTTTCTATCCTGCCTACATTACCTACAGGACTTCAAAGTTTACAGTTGTTTGGAACTAGAATAACTTCTCTTGATTTGACAGGAAACACAACCTTAACATCAGTACCTTCTTTTCCAGTAACGTGTGCAACCATCAATTTATCGGGATGCACTGGTTTACCGAAAAACCTAGTAATTGCAGGTGCAGGACTTACTGGAATTATTGGTTTACCTGTAGATACTACAGGACTAGATTTGACAGGATGTACGGCACTTTCTATTTTACCTACATTACCTACAGGACTTCAAAGTTTACAGTTGTTTGGAACTAGAATAACTTCTCTTGATTTGACAGGAAACACAACCTTAACATCAGTACCTTCTTTTCCAGTAACGTGTGCAACCATCAATTTATCGGGATGCACTGGGTTACCGAAAAACTTAGTAATTGCAGGTGCAGGACTTACTGGAATTGCAGGTTTACCTGCAGGTACTACAGGACTAGATTTGACAGGTTGCACAGCACTTGTTTTCTTACCCACATTACCTACAGCAATTCAAAGTTTACAGTTAGCAGGTACTAGAGTAACTTCTCTTGACTTAACAGGAAATACAACTTTAACATCAGTACCTTCTTTTCCAGTAACGTTAACAACAATAGATCTGACAGGATGCACTGGTTTACCTACATCATTAACAATTGCCGGTGCAGGACTTACTGGAATTAGAGGGTTTCCTGCAGGTACTACAGGACTAGATTTGACAGGTTGCACGGCACTTGTTTTTTTACCTACATTACCTACAGGACTTCAAAGTTTACAGTTGCTTGGAACTAAAGTAACTTCTCTTGACTTAAGAGGTTGTACAGGACTTACCACATTACCCGCATTACCTGTAGGACTTCAAAGTTTAGACTTATTTGGTACTAAAATAACTTCTCTTGACTTGTCAGGAAATACAACATTGAGATCTCTCCCTTCTCTCCCAGAAACGTGTATAAGTTTGAATCTGACAGGTTGTACTGGAATAGACTTTGTAAGCGTAGATCCCACAATTGTAAAAACAGCCACCTTTACCCGTTCTGGAATTTCAAAACCTAAATTACTCTTATGTCCTCGTGATAGTACGTATACATTTTAATCTAGTTTTTGGCAATGCGTTTAATTATTCTGTTGTACATAATAAAATGTCAGTTCTTCGGTTTGGTTTAAATAAACCTCCTAAGACTCTAGTTTCTCCTATGGCCGCAATTCCTATGGCTGCAGTTTCTACCGGTTTACCTATCGATACCTTAACGCTTCCCGCAACAGCTACAACTTATGATTTTTCAACAAGTACTTCAAGGTTTACTACATATCTCGAGATAAATGCTAGTAGATTAGTATCCTTTACGAATTTACCAGAATCAATTAGCAATTTGAATCTTATCGGATGTCCTGCCATGACAGTACTTCCAAATATTCCGTCAACGGTTACAGGACTTTTTACTCCGCCAAATATCACTTCGTTAAGTGGAATACCCACAACAGTAACACAACTTGTATTGGCACAGTCCACTAAGCTTACTACACTTGCCGGTACTCCGTCAACTGTTACACTTCTTACTACCCCACCAAATATCACTTCGTTAACTGGATTAACTGGGCCAGTAACAAAATTGGATTTATCATTCTCCACTAAGCTTACTACACTTGCTGGTATTCCGTCAACGGTTACAGAACTTGCTACTCCACCAAATATCACTTCATTAACTGGAATACCCGCATCAGTAGGAACGTTGTACTCATATCAGTCCACTAAACTTACCACACTTGCTGGTATTCCGTCAACGGTTATAACTCTTATTACCCCACCAAATATCACTTCGTTAACTGGATTAACAGGTCCATCACTAGAAGTTCTGTACATGTATTTTTCCACTAAACTTACCACATTTGCCAATATTCCGTCAAGTGTTGAAGTAGTTGGTGCCCCACCAAACATCACTTCCTACACTGGATTACCCACAACAGTAAGACAACTTTTATTGACACAATCCACTAAACTTACAACACTTGCTGGTATTCCGTCAACGGTTAGACATCTTACGACTCCACCAAATATCACTTCATTAACTGGATTAACTGGGCCAGTAACAAGACTGGAATTGCAAGGCTCCACTAAACTTACCACACTTGCTGGTATTCCGTCAACGGTTACAAGTCTTTGGACTCCACCAAATATCACTTCATTAACTGGATTACCTGCATCAGTAACAACTCTGGAATTGGCATTCTCCCCTAGACTTACCACACGTGCTGGTATTCCGTCAACGGTTACAAGTCTTTGGACCCCACCAAATATCACTTCGTTAACTGGATTAACTGGGCCACTAACAGATTTGAACTTGGCAATCTCAACTAAACTTACTACGTTACCCCGATTACCTACAACTCTTACTACCTTAGGTTTAAATGCTGGTGCTAGCGAATCTACTCTCAAATACACTCCAGAACTTGTTCTGGCAAATTTGTTATACAAAAATTATTCTAGTTTATTAACCCAAAGCAATATCATAACTTCTCTTGATTTAACAGGAAACACAAACTTAAGATCAGTACCTCGTCTTCCAAGAACGTGTACAACACTTAACTTGACAGGATGTACCGGTTTACAACAACCAGTAACAATTAGAGGTGCAGGACTTACTGAAATTATTGGGTTACCTGCAGGTATTACAAGACTAGACTTAGGAGAATGCTCTAATCTTGTTAACTTGCCCACATTACCTACTGGAATTCAAAGTTTACAGTTGTTTGGAACTAGAATAAGTTCTGTTGATTTGACAGGACAAAGTTTATTAACGGAAGTACCTTCTCTTCCAAGAACATGTAGAACTCTTAACCTGGCAGGATGCACTGGTTTACCCAAAAACCTAGTAATTGCAGGTGCAGGACTTACTGGAATTGCAGGTTTACCTGCAGGTACTACAGGATTAGATTTGACAGGATGTACGGCACTTTCTATCCTGCCTACATTACCTACAGCACTTCAAAGTTTACAGTTGTTTGGAACTAGAATAACTTCTCTTGATTTGACAGGAAATACAACTTTAACATCAGTACCTTCTTTTCCAGTAACGTGTGCAACCATCAATTTATCGGGATGCACTGGGTTACCCAAAAACCTAGTAATTGCAGGTGCAGGACTTACTGGAATTGCAGGTTTACCTGCAGGTACTACAGGATTAGATTTGACAGGATGTACGGCACTTTCTATCCTGCCTACATTACCTACAGCA